GATGGTAAAGGCATGACTTATTCCTATTTAAAAGGTGCCCCAGTTACCCAAGCAACTAAACTGTATCTAGTTCCTTTAGTAATAGGTTGCACTTCGTGTAAAACATAACTTGGAAAAGCAATTAGTTTGCCATGTTCTTTTGGCATTAGTTTTGGTTCGCCGCCTAAATGCAAAGCCAATTGCCCACCTTCGTAATCTTCTGGGGCGGATAACTGAATTGTTATTGAAAGCTTTCTTACTAGCCCATTAAAGTATTTGTCTGTATGTGGCGCATAGTGCCCGGAAGGAGCTTCGTATTTAGTGAACTGAAATCCTTCGGCAAGACCAAATAAATCAAATTTAAAAAAGTCGTTATTAAGCGTATTTATTGCAAACACTATTTTTTTATAAGCCCAGTTTATATCTTCTGGGTATAGCCAAGCTATATTGCTATCTCTAATATCTGTGTCGAGCCGTTTTTCTCCAAATACGGTGCCAGGCGTAAGCATTTTTGATTCGCCAACTCTAATAAGTTCTTTGCACTCTTCGGGGGTAAGAACATTATTCCAAAACGCCCACTCTTCAACATAGTCGGTGGCAAAAGGCCATACAGAACTAATTGCTTTAGTTTCTTGCTTTACTGGTAGCTCAATGACTTTTTTTATTGCGCTCATATAGTTTTATGCTACCTTATATTTATACATGTTTTGCTCTACCCCTTTATCTAACAATACTAGATTATTCTTATTATGGGGGTCTTCATCAACAATAAAATCAAAGGCTATGGTTATTCTTTCGCGCCCACTATTATTAACTGATGTGTAATGAGGTATACATGATTGAAATAACGTTATTTTTCCAGGTTCATTTTTGCTCTCATAAACCCCAGGAGAATTTATTTGGTTTACTGTGTGCATATAAAATGTAGATGTGTTGTTGTGTGTTACACAAACATGCCCACCTAAATACGAAAAAGGTCCTGCTCCGTGCATGTGCGGCTGTATTACTTCACCATCTCGCATGACATTAGCCCAACACTGAATCCAAACTTTTCTTCTCGGGGCATTTAGTCTTTGTAAAAATTCTAAATACTTGTGCGTAATAAGCTCTTTTATAGGCGTTAGCTCAGGTTCTTGCCAGTTAAAAACATTAAAGTGCTGAAATCTGGAGGTCAAGCTATTCTTGCCTAGCCCCGTATAGCCATCAACACTACCTGCATTTGCATTTATCGGGCTAGTGGTACTTAATATTTGTTTTTCTTTTTCTAAAATAATATCTTTAACAGTATCCCAATAAGACAGATCTTTAATTAAAAAATCTTCGCCCAGCACATAATCCCATTTAGGAGCAAATGCTGTTTGTGATTCTTCATTTATAAATCTGTTAATACGCATATTAAGTCTTCATAATGTAAGCAAGAGCGTAGTATGGTGGCAAGTTAGCGCCTGTTCCGCTTGTACCAGCACTAGTAATTGTTGTATTTACAGAAATTCCAGTAACTGCGCTGTTGGTGCTTGCTGTATTTTGAGTTCCTCCAGCAGCGCCAGGGTATACTTTATCAGGAGAACCCCCTTGAACAAGTGTATCAATCGTGTGTGAATGTCCTGAGTCTACAACGGATGAAGATGCCGTATGGGTATGAGTAACTACAACAGCGTCGGCAGAACCCCCCGTAGCTGCTACAGCATAAGTAGAGCCAGCGCCAACAACAAATCTATCTCGTAAATCAGGCGTACCACTAGAACCATTACATAACAGCCAACCGCTTGGAATACTAGCAATAGAGCCAGACCACATCACAATTACGCCTGCTGGAATAGCAGCTTGTACAAAAGCCGTGGTTGCTATCTGAGTTGTGTTTGTTCCAAACGCGGCAGTCGGCGCTGCGGGTACCCCAGTAAATGTAGGAGATGCAGATAGCACCATACTACTCGTGCCTGTTGCTGAGTTAGCAAGCGTTACACCACCATAAGTAATTGCTGAGCTAAAAGTCTTAGCCCCACTAATTGTTTGAGCACCGTCTAGCTGAACTAAGTTTTCAAAAATAGCAGCTGTAGGGCGCATAGCAAAACCAGAACCGGCGTTAAATGACAGTGCAGTTGTATTATCTTGCCCACGAACAACAGTTAGAGTATCTGTAGAACGTGCTGTTACTTTTATAATTTCATAATTATTGGCGCTGTCAAATAACGTACCATAAAAATAACTACCTCCGGAAGGTGACGGAAATAAACTACCTAATCCGGCTGACAAAACAATCGTCGTAGTACTATTATTAATTGTTGCAGCAATAGTCGCAGTAGCGTTGTTCTTAAATAGTGCTGGCATTATTTACCTACTTTTTCTTTAAGTTCTTTAACTTCAGCAGACAATTCTTTTACAGCCTCGATTAATAAGGGTACTAAACGCTCATAACGTACAGTTAAATACTTGTCGTCAATTGGAGCTGGTACTACAATTTCTGGCTGCACTTTCTGAACCGATTGTGCAGTTACACCGACTTCTTGTACAGATGCATCATATCCAAGAGCTACAGCCGTTTCATTAGCATGGTAAAGCAATGTTTCAATTTGACATACTTTATCAAGGGCATTTTCAATGCTGCCTGTTTTTGTTTTTAAACGTTCATCAGAATAGTACGCGGTAACGTTGTTAGTTGCACGAATCTCACCAGCTGTGCCTGATGCCGCTGTGCCAACACCCACGGAGTTAAATTGTGAGTTTTGAGATGTGCTTGTGAATGTAGCTGCAGAACCTGTAGTATTTTGATTTAGTGTTGGAACATCACCAGCTTGAATAGTCGCCATGACTACATCAGTACCATTACCACGCAAATACGAACCTGAAGTAACTGCACCAGCCAAGGCATCCATAGCATCTTGACGGGTAGTCGCTCCTGTACCGCCATTAGCAATAGCTACTGTGCCGGTTACGTTTGAAGCTGTGCCGGTTGTGTTTTGGTTTAATGTTGGAATGTCTGCCGCTACAACTGCTCTAAATGTTGGAACACCTGCTGAACCGTTAGGTGCAGCCAAAACAAAATTTGCAGTCTTAGAACCGTATGGATTTTGAGTATCGCCGTATCCTGAAGCAAGACTAATTACAGGTGTTGTGCCACCACTTGATGCTACAGGAGCCGTTCCACTAACACTAGTAACTTTACCGTTAAAAGTTGTCCAATCTGCTGAAGTTAAAGCACCACGAACAGATGATGAAGCAGAAGGCAGATTAAAGGTATGAGTGGCTGTAGCGCTTGAAATATTAAAATCTGAGCCCGATGTGCCTGTTGCAAAAGACTGAACTTGAGCGGTTAGGCCATTTAACCCTGTTAAACCTGTAGAAAAAGTTGTCTGAATTTCACACAGATTGTCGGCTTGAGTATGTAAAGTAATTGTTCGACCGCTGGTGGTCACATAAACTCTAATAGCTAGGCGATCAGTTGTGGTTAATACGGTTGTTGGAACAGCTAAAGCAGTGTAGTAAAGGTCAGTAGCTGTACCCCCATCAATATTTTCAGGATTTGCGGAACTGCTTGCAACTAAAGTAAATGTAGTGCCGTCATATTTATAAAGTTCTACATAGAAACTTGGTGTGCCACCACTTGAAGATGCTTGAAACCATAACTCAAAGTTCCAGTTACCTGCTGGAATTGCTAATAAAGATGGATCAGCAGCGTCAGTAATAAACTGAGCAATATAACCATCAGTACCAGTACTAAAATTAGCATCTGTACCTAAAACTGCTGTTCTGCTCATTTCATAGTAAGTGTTCCCGCTAAATGAGCCTTGGTTTGTGCCACCATTTAGGTAATAAGAAACAGCGGAGCCGCCTCCCCCTATAACACTTAAATTACGAGTCGATCCTGTACCTGTAATAAGAAGAGAACCGTTAACAGATGTAAGACTTTCTAACTTAGTGTCGTTGAGGTTTACAAAGTTACTATCAACCTCGTTATTAGTTAACGGCGATCCCTTACCAGCGCGGGTTACAATTATGCTCATTCCCGGTTACTCCTTAAAATTAGGAAATTGTTATAGTCCAGGTAATGCTCAAGGCATCGTCTACACCTTTATTAACAACCGCAAATACTGTACGGCAGAGCATAGTTCCGGCGGATGAAGCATTAAAAATACCTGCTTCAACAATAGCGCCTGTTCCTGTGCCTGCTGGGAAAGTCGCAGTATAAGTTACTACGTTAGTAGTTGCTGTCGAAGTAGCCAACGCTACACGTCCTAGTTCAGCCCCAAGAGCAGTATCATTAGCTGCAGCTGCAGTATTATTAGATCCAACGGCCATATGGCTCATAACTGCAGAAGCAGTACCAACCATGCGGGATGCTACAAAGTTCTTACCAACAGTGACAACTAGGTTTTTAAATTGATGTTCTTCTTTTACCTTGCCATCGGCGCCGGTAACAACGACTCGTAAAGAGCCGGAAGCTTTTAAGTTTTCAGTTGCGTTCATTACAGCTCCTTACGTAAATGTGCGGGATGTGCCCACATAGTCTTCTAAAAAATAAGTTATATCGGAATAGCTTTGCATAGACAAAAGCCCGCTGCTAGATAATGGCATATTATCATTAATTTGTCTACCATAAGTGACTAATTTTGTTACGCTATCGCTAGCATATACCCAGTCGCCGGTAACAATATCTTGGACATAATCTTCTAAGAAATAAGAAGGATCACAGTAATCCTGAGCCAAGCCTTTTACAAGCTTTTCAAAAGCCTTATAAGAGGTATCTGCCGAAGTAACCTGATCTGTAAAAGGGGCTTTAGTAAAAGAAAGGGCAGCTAAATCAGGAATGCTAATAGCGTCAGACAGCGGTTTAGTTAAATTTTTAATAGACGCATCAGATAAACTTGCTATTTCAGAAAAAGTCCTTTGGAATACTAAAAGAGTAGTGACAAAATCAGTAAAAGCTAAACTATCCCCTATACCTTTGTTTATACTTAAAGTATCTTGATCTAATATAGACTGTAAGTCATTGATTGGCTTAGAAAAAGTTAAGTTTACTAAGTCAGTAGGAGTTATAACTTCTACTCCTAAAACTCCGGGGAAAGTTACAGCTGCACAGATATTTATATCTATGTAGCTAACAGTAAAAGTAGGTTGTAGATAAGAAACCTCAACTTTTACCGCTTGGTCGGGGTTAAGACATGTAAAAGCCATTAGAAATCAGCGCGTAAAGTAAAGTTAAGTAAGTCAAAAGCCGTCAAAATTTGACCATTAAAACTTATCTCAATCTCTCCCTGGTACTGCCCCGCTGGTACATCTAGCGTAGTCCCTGGAAAACCAAATCGAACAACCCCATTAACTGCGTCTACTTTAGAGCAAGTTAAGGTAGATAAAACTGTAGTGCCACCAAGGGCACGAAATTTAACAACTACTGTAGTTGTAGCCGCTGAAAGGTCAATAGGATCACCAGTATTGCGATCGGTAAGGGTTAATGTTACCTCTGGTAGATTGTCGTTTTGTACAATTTTTATAGTGCTCATGCCCACCTCTGGAATTCGGTTCTTGTAGAAGCTCGTGTAAGCCCCTTATTCATTTGGATTCTAGCTCTGCTAATATGGTAGTTAAACATCTTAGCAGCTTCAATAGCTCCTGCTTTATCGGTGTAATCCTGTCGTGGTTGGGCTAATAAACGAGCTCTAGCCCCCCATGCAATAGCATCTGCCCATTGTTCATAAATTTCGGAATCAATTTCCGTAGAGTCCTGAGTTGGGGCTAGGGCGGTTCTCAAGTACAAAGCCCCTGGCTGTGTAATATATGGAATAGGTACTAAAAGAACTTCTGGTTTAATAGTTCTTGTAATATATTGGGGTGAGCCCTCTAACTGATCCCATGCCCCCATGCGGTATATATCTGCTAGTTCGTCAGGGCTCTTAGGGATAAGTAATAAAGTATTAAAGTAAGCCTGAATAGGGCCTACCATTTTAGTATCTGCTGGGGTATTAATTGCGTAATTTGCTTGCCCATTTACTATGGTAATAGCTGGAATGGTATATTGCCAATAGTAAGTTCTTTCACAAAACTCGATACAAGCCTGTTTAATTGCGTCAATTGCAATAAATTCAGATGCATCAGGTACATACTGCAGTACTCGAGGCAAAAACTGATCGTAAGAAACGGAAAAACCGTATGCCTGGGTCATGACTCAGATCCTGGTTTATTGGGGTCTTTTGGAGTAAAGTTTTGATTTGGGTTATTAGCCAATTCGGAAGCCTGTTTAATTTGCATAGCAGCCATAAACGTTTGTAAATAACCAGATGCAAGTTGTAGTCCTGGCGCATACTCTGCGTCTTTGCTGCAAGCTCTATAAAGAATATAGTCTAATAACACAGGCTCAAAAGTATCACTAATAGAAATCGCAGTACTTTCTGAAGTAATCATCGGAGGTACTGGTGCGTAGTTAATTTGTACATACCCCTGCCCGTTATTAGGTGGGTATACGTAAAAAACAGTTTGGTCTTGCTGGTCAAATATATAGTGCTTAGGCACTGCAGATTTTGCGGCTGCATGCCAATTGGGGCTAAAAGAGTCAATAAGCTCTCTAGAAGTTACTCGAATTGCACGCCCTGGCGTAGAGCCATTTGTGCCCATGTATCGAATAAGTTCTAATAAAGTCCATCCGTCTGATGGAATATTCTGTCTAGTACCTGCAACTAGCTGGACTACGCTAACCTTATTGGTCGCGCTAGGGGACATAACAACAATTTGCTTTTGTCCTTGATTAAGCCAGTCTAATAACTCAGCACGAGTCCAACGGGTATTGCCGATGTCAGTTAACTGAATCGCTGCTTTATTAATTATAGATTGAGCGGTAATTGTTCCCATAGTCCTATTATATATGGAAGAGGGGTATTACCCCCTCTATTTATTACGCTGAAAGAATCGAATACCAGTTAACGCC